CTCTTGCCGTCTCCGTCCATGACCTTGAGAAACATCACCTCAACTTTCGCAGAGTCCACGAGCACCTTACCCACCTCGGCGATCGCTTTCGCCCTTTCGATATCCATCGGTTTACATTCATCTTGCAGGGCTTCCAAGGTGGCGAACAAATGATTACGCAGGTCAGTCATCTTGTTATTCATTGGTCGCCTCGATCGTGCGTTTCAGTTTGCCCAGGAGCCGAATGGTTTGTTTCAGTTCGGGTGGAAAACGTTGAATGGTGTTGCGGCTCATCAACTCCTGGCGCGTGATCAATTCCAGATTGTCCACAGAGCAGTTCATGTGATCTGGCGTTTTGAACACTAAAACCATGCCTTTCGGGATCGGTCCGTGTGCAGTCTGCCAGTTGCGCCTATGAACCCATTCCCATTTGTTTGGCTCCGCAACTTTGACCTTCAAATAACCTTCCGTCGCTACAACTTCTGTTCCGACCGCGACGTGGTTGTGGGGCATCGCTCCTTTTTCAAACTGGGTCTGGCTTGAGCGGCCCGTAGATGGCATAGACTTTCCCTTGTTCCAGGACTGGTTGCCTTTCTGAAATCGCGAGCCCATTCCACGCACGCCATCCAGTCGGCCGGAGAAAGGTCCTTTCAAAAATGCTTCGCTTTTCTGGATCCCCAACGCTTTCGCTTTCGAGTGAACCGCACTGAGAGGACGATCTAGTCGGGATGCTACCTCTGCACCGGTATGGTCGGGGTAAAGCCTGGAAAGCAACTCGACTTCCCGGTTTGTCCAATATCGACGACGGGAGGCGCTGTGACGGGCGCCAGTGATTCGCGCTCGCTCCAGGGCTTGTTCAGCAAGTAAGTTCATGAGGTGGCTCCTGCAGTTTTGCGAGCGTTCAGATGATCAACGTGCATAACGACGCTCCTTCGCCAGCTTGGCTGCCAATTTCTCTGCCATTAAAGCTGTCCATTCTTCCTCCTTACGACGCTGGCGAGCTCGACTGCAGCGCTGATGGTTACGTGCAGATCGAGCACGACCACAGATATCGCAAATGCTGGGCAAATCTAGGCGGTGACTTGCCATGGTTGGGCGTGTACGGGTGGTCGATTTAGGCACTGGCCACCTCCGTTAGTACCAGGTCTTCAAAAGTGGGGAGTTGTACGTCAGCAGCTATCACGCGGATTCCGCACCATCCGAAGTCGTCGCCTTCGATCTCTCCGCCCCAACCTTCACGGTTGTGAAGCGTTGTTGTCGCTGCGCGTGCCGGATAGGAGTGGTCACCGGCGGTAAAATCGGCGCCGCGATCTTCCAACATTTCGCAAATTACCTCGTGCCCAGCCATGCGAATGACCGCGCGGATGACGTCGCCGTCCTCTTCATCTGCCCGGTCTTCATGCCCAGTCCAGAAGCTGTTGATCATGTATGCGCGCGCTTCAGTCAAACGTTCTAGGTTTACCTCAAGGGTGACCTCGTAGTCTTTCCAAGTGTCCTTAATCTTGAACTTCCTGATGCTGTCGGCGCTGCTGCTAACCGTCGTGTCAGCCATCACGCGTCCCCCAGCAGTGCGCGGGTCAGCGCGTTTCGCTGGCCTACTGGTGTGAGCCGTTGAAGCGGCTGGGTGGAGATTCGGCCATTGCGGCTGCGAACCTTTGCAACGACACCATCGATCTCGATGACTTTGGCTTCTTTGACTGATAGGCCGTAGCCGCCGGCAGTTGTTGTCATCTTCACGTAGGTGACCTGGTCACCAACGCGAATCGTGTTCATGGTAGCCTCGGCCGCGCTGCCGTTGAGGGTTTGATCTTGCATGGTTCTCTCCTTTCAGGGGTGGCAGGTGCCATGGGGTTGCAGCCCCCTGGCACCGACTCAGTGATTTGTTATTTCAAGATCCAGATGAGTACGTCGGGCACTTGAACTGCGACGGTGGCGATCAGAGCCACCGTCGCCAGCGCCCCAATCAATTGGCCCACCAGGGCGGTCCGTTGAAACTCTTCCATCTGTTCAGTGTTGCGCATGGTTCTCTCCTTTCAGGGGTTGCCGGTTGCAGCCGGCCTTACAGGTTGCTGTCTGGAATTCGCACCAGGTGCAGCACCAGGCTTTTAAGTTGGGCGTTGTCTTCCTCACATGACTGCCAGTCCAGAACTGCCTGGATCTGAAGCCTTGAACAATTCAGCACCAGGATCTCCCGGTGACCATCGCTGCTCCTGACCTCCAGAATGTCGATCAAGCCAGCAGGGCCGTATGCTTCTGCCTGGACGGTTCTGCGGCGGTCGTTGCCGAGCTCATCGAGCAGCTCGGTCACTCGCCTCTGTTGCGCGAGCGCAGTGCCGGCAACGATTTGAATCTGCATGGTTCTCTCCTCTCAGGGTTGTGACGTGGGTTGCAGCCCTACGCCTGGAACATCCAGCACTTGACGGTGGGGGATTTGGTGACGGTGTTGTGCTGCCGGGTGGACTGATATGCGCGTACCGCGCTGTCGACGGCTTTGTTCGATTCAAGAAACTTGCGGCAGCGGGACTCTTTCAGGCGGTCGCGCAGCTCGCTGACGTCGGCCAGTTTCTGGCGGTGCTCGGCGGCGCGCTCCACGAACTCGTTGAGGTTGATGGCGATGACGTTGTCTTTTTTGCTGTGGTTGACCACCGGGCCTTCGGCATCTAACCCCTGCAGGTACTCGTAAACTTCCCAGAATTCAGCCACGACAGGGTGGTCAGCGCTGATCGAGCTCTGTCGCTCGATCGCCATGGAAACGATGCACCGCTGGGTCGCGCTGATCTGCGCATCGGTCAGAGGGACTAGCGAACGGATGCAGTCCAACAGGCCGAGCATCTGCGCGTGGTTCTTAACGATTCGCTCAACGCGGATGTAACCGCGTAGTTGGTTGCCGCAGCTCTGGCAGGCCGCCTTTTCATTGTTCGCCGGGTATTCGTTGTCGCAACTGATGCAATGGGTATGCAGCCGCCGCAGGCGGGCTTCGTGAGCCGGGATCTTGTCGGCGAGTGTGGACATTACGTCGGCTTCGCGCTTAACCGCTTGCAGAAGGAAGTGGCTGAGCTGGCTACCGTCCAACGCTGTGAGCTCATCAGCTGCAGCGCGACTTCCTGGCGTCACGTTCGGGCGAACGAAGTGCAGCTTCACGATCCGCGTCATGATGGCTTCTGAAGCGATGACGGGTGCGTTCTGGCTGATCGCGATCGTGCCCCGGAAAGGCGGTTCATAGGTCTCGTTGCCGGCAGTCTTTACGCCTTTGGTCGCCAGCGTGCCGCCGCCGAAGTAGTCCTTGAGCTCGTCCCATTCGAAGTTTTTCGCGTGAGACTTATCGTCTCCGCTCCGATCGGACTCAAGCAACACAACCGGCATGCCTGACACCTGGCCCATCAGACGGCTACGGCCGGCCTTGGTTGACTTGGAAGGGTCAAACCCTTCATAGCCCGCTCGACCCAGCAACTTCCACAGCAGATTGAGCAGGGTGGTTTTACCGGCACCGGCTTCGCCCGTCGCTTCCAGGAAAGGGAACGACTGATAGCGAGCGCGGATCTGCTCGGCGAACAGCGAACCGAACCAGAAGGTAAGAGCCACCACGCCCTGGGCGCCGAAACACGTCCACAGAAGCTTTGCCCACGCGTCGTCGTATTCCTTCGGGTACTTCTGAATGCGTACCGGCACTGCTTTCTGCAGCGTTTTCAGGCGCAGTTTCCCGAACTCGAAAAACTCCTCATCGTTGACGTCGACCACCTGGCCGTCTTTGACCGCCAGATCGCCGTACACATAGCAGCCGTATTCCTTGCTGTAGCCAACGAAGTCGATGGTCTGGACCGTTTTAATCGCGAAAAGCTGGTCTTTCATGATCTTGTCGAGCTGCTGGCCGCTGCCGGTGAATACTGCGCCGGCAGCCATGCCGAGCAGGCGCTTTTTGAATTCGCTCGCGGCCGCGACCTGTCCACCAGTGAAAGTGTTTTTTACGGATGAGCCGTCATGCGGGAAGTCGACACGGAAGAAGTACCAAGACTCGTCGGTGATCTCGTTGCGCTGGAAATACAGTGCTTGGGGGTAGCAGTTTGCGATCTCCACGACGCAGCCAGACATGCGCAGGGCTTTTTCCCGCATTCCCTTCTGGTTCAGCAGCTGCTCTTCATGGTTTTCGCTGGTCTCCAGCGCCTGCATGGCGTTGTTGAATTTGCTGATATCCAGCTTCCACCAGTACAGCCGAGATTCGAAACCGAAGTGGAACTCTTCACGCTCACGCCAGTTGTACATCAGCAGAGCTTTCTCCGAGGCGCTCTCCGCAATCAGCAATGCACCGTGATGGCGGGCTTCTTCGAGATCCGCCTGCATTTTCTGCTGCCGATCGGCTTCATCACCGATGAACGCCCAGCGCTGATGCAGGTCGTTCCAGTCGACCTTCCGCGCATCGCGTTGGGGGATTTGCGCCGCAGTGCATTCAAAGCCCAGGGCGCGGGCCATCGTGACCCATTTACGTGTGTACCGGTGCGCACCAGGTTCGTTATCCAGAGCCCAAACAAGTCTTGGAAGATTGCCTGGGCGAGCGGCGACCAGCGCCTTCAGTGAGGCTTCCGGGAAAGCGTTAGAAGACATCGCTGCAACTGAATCGATGCCGTTGTGCTGCAGTGCGATCGCATCAAATATGCCCTCGACAATCCACAGCTCATTGGTCTTGGTGAGGTCGACGTGGGGTGAGCACCACCAGTAACCCCGGTAGGACTCTTTCGGTTTGAACCGCGCCTTCTTCTTGCCGAACCGGTGTGGCCGATCAATAAGGCGTTCCCAGTATCCACCGCGTTCCAGCGCGAAGCGGACGGTCGCGGAGCCTATTTCCAGATCGCGGTCGTAATAACTCTCCTGGGTAAACAGACCGGCGACCAGCTCGATCTTGAAACCGCGAGCGAATTCCAGATAGGCGCGAGCAGTGGCTGTTGGCTGATCATCCGTTGCCGGCGCACGCTTGCTCCAGTCGTCAAAGATGTCGTCGTAAAGCTCTTTCACATGCCACTGCTGACCGCACTTGCTCTCGCGGCCGCACTTGATAAACCACGGATTCACAAAGCTTGAGTACAGCTCTTTCTTGCCGCAAGCAGGGCAGACTCCACCGCGCATAAAGTCCGTGCCGGTGCGATGCTTCAGGCCATAGTCTCTTTCGAACCGGTCCAGCACGTCTGCCCGGATTTTTTGTTCCATCGGTTCCATCTTTACGCCTGCTTTCTGATGGCGACCTGAAGGGCGCCAAGTGTGGTTTTTTGAGCGGCCAAAGCCGGGTAGGCAGACAAGATCGCGCTGGTACGCAAACCGTCAGGAACACGCCGAAACTCGTCCGAATACCAGTGCTCTTGGATGCCCAGTCGCAGGCGCTCGCGCAGCTCTTGTTGCAGGGCTTCTGCGAGGTTCTTGCTCAGGTCCATTCGGATGGAAAGTGCTGTGTTCATGGCTGTATCCCTGATTTCGGGCGCAATTCGCCCAAACCCACACGCTTTGGGTGGTGCTATTCGTTCAGATGGTTGGGGGTGTCTGTCGCTGCTCGGGAGCGTCAATCAGGTGCTGAAAGATCAGTGCGACGGGGATGGCGAAAGATTGCCCGCTGGCTGGATCAGTGAAGACGGCTATGGATTCGCTGCTGCAGGTCAGATCCAGACGGCGCTGATCGCCTGCGGTGCGCAGTTCTCCGTATGCCAGGCCCGCAAGGGTTTCTGCGAGATAGACGGGCACTTCGAGGGTGGTCTGTAGATAGGTCACAGCGCGGGTGAATAGCTGCTGATCGTTATCCAGGTGCTC